GTGCTCAGCGGACTTCACTCGATGCGCAGATTGCATCTCTTGAAAGGGGCGCCACTATTACATCGGCAAGATTTACGGCAGAAAAGGCCATCAATGATCTCAGAGGGGTTCAACTGGAGCGTGAGTACCAGTTTGCCCAAACTGCGCAGCAACGATTCAATATTGCAGTTGCGATATTCAGGCAACAGGCGCAGGCTGCGGTTATCGAGTACCGCCAAGCACTAGACAACATTCGACTGGAGAAAATCAAAGGCGAGCTGCAGCTTCGATCTGCTAGGCTTAAATACGATGAGATCCGCGCAGAAGGATTCCTTCAGATCCTGAAAGCAAGGAGCGTCGAGGAAGAGACCGCTAAACGCCAGAAGCTAGGGGAAGCACTGCAAGCGCAAAATGCGGTCATAGACTCTACTGCCGATCAAGTTGCGGCGAATAAAGAGCTAGTCAGGTATCAGGCAATCACAGCAGAGGCGCAATACAATGCGAAGATCCTTACCGCTCAAACCGCGTTAGAGCAGAAGCTAGTCAGCGATCAAATTGGTTTAACGCAAGCCTCAGCGCTGGAGGTGTCCCGAAGCCTGGCGAACGCTTATTCGTCATCGCAGTTTATGGCTCAGGCTACGAGTAGTATTGCCATCAATAGTGATAAATCTGCAGGCAATTTCATCAGGGTAGCTACCAACGCTGAAGAGGCTGCCACCAAAATCAGAGAAGCAGCTGATGCACAAGAACGACTGAACAGATTAAGAGGGCAAGCTACAACATCGACAGTCAGAGGAAAGACCCCGGTCAAGCGATTTGCCCAAGGTGGCTTCGTAAGCCGCCCGACACTTGGTCTTATCGGTGAAGCTGGCGAATCCGAGTACATCGTGCCCGAATCCAAGGCAGCAGGATTCGTGTCAAATTACCTGTCTGGAGTGCGCGGAGCTTCCGCAGTTGCAGCAACGCCTACCGGATCGACGGGCGGCAGTACTACGATCAACGTAACCACCGGCCCAGTGATGGAGTTTGACGGCCAGCGCTATGTCACAGTGACCGACATGGAGCGCGCCATGCGACTGACCGCTGAAGGCGTGATCGGCCGGTTGCGCACGCCATCTGCACGCATCGCGCTGGGCATGGCCTGATGAGAGCACAAAGCCAATACCTCCGCATCTACGACGCTGCTGGTGTTACCTACCAGCGGTGGCAGAGCTACTACGCCAACACCAGCGTCACATGGTCGAGCGCCAGCTGGAACTACGTGCCGTTCATTGCTGACGGCATCACTGCCGGTAGTAGCGGTACTGAAGATTCGGTTTCTGTTACTGCTGCAGCAACTGGCCTGGTGTTGGATGCGTTCCTCGCTGCCATCAGCGATGGCCGCCTGGTGGATCTCAGCATCTACCAGTTCGATTCCACCGCCGACAACAACACCCCGCAAGCTGGGCAAGAGCTGGTGGCTGCGTACACCGGCCAAGTGATTGGCGGCAATGGCGGATTGACTAGCCTGACCATACAACTCGGCTCGGCATTGTCTCCAGTTGGAGCACAAGTGCCGCCGCGCCGGTTGACATTGGCGATCATGGGACAGGGCATCAGGCAGTGAGCTTTCTCTCCTCCAGCGATCCACTGGCACTGCTGGCCATCCAGGCCGGTCAGATCAACGCACCAGCTGATGCAACCGCCGCGCAGGGCACCACAGAGCTGGATAGCCCGCAGCGGTTCGCGCAGATTGGCGAGCCGGTGCCGATCGTGTTCGCCCGATTCCGCAACAGCAAAGGCGGCATCCTGATCAGCCCCGGCGCCACCGAAGCACGCTTCGAGAATGACGCCAGCAACAACGTCACCGCCTATTACATGCTGGTGCTGAGCGAGGGCCAGCTCGACAGCATCCCGGTCAAGGACGTGTTTCAGCGTGCCTGCCGCGTTGGCGCACACACGCAGACCTACAACCGCAGGGCTGGCACCTGGACACCTGGCAACTTCCTGGTGCAGCGTGCCGGTAAGGATCTGCCCGAGGCGCCATTCTTCTGCGGCACCGTTGGCAGCTACCCCGGCATCAGCACGCTCAGCTTCAACGTCACCATCCCGGACGGCTTTGACCAGTACAACCGCCAGGTGCATCTGTTCATCCGTGGTGGCATGGCCGTCACCCGGATCTACGACAGCGTGACTGGATCCAGCGACAACTTCGCGGATCTGGTGAAGTGGCTGCTGGTCAACACCAGCAGGGTGCCAGCGGCGATGATCGACAACACCGCACTGCTGGCAGCAGCCACGTTCCTTGAGGTGAACGGCTTCACCTGCAACCTTGAGATCCGCGAGAGCACCAACTACTCAGACCTCGCCGCCAGGCTGGCGCCCTACTTCCTGCTGGCTGAAAGCAACGCAGGCGGCAAGCGCGGGTTGCGGCCGCTGCTGCCGGTGACCGCTGGCGGCGCCATCAAGACCACGGCGATCACGGCTGAGTACACCTTCACTGAAGACACGGTGCTGCCCGGCACGCTGGAGATCAATTACCTGTCACTGGCTGACAGGCAGCCGTTCGTGGCGCAAGTGATCTGGCGCCAGCAGCTGGAGAGCGACATTGGCATCATCCGCACCGCTGAGGTGCGTTACAGCGGCACAGCAGAAACCGGGCCGTATGAGTCGCATGATCTCTCGACGTTCTGCACCAACGAGGATCACGCCGTCAAGGTTGGCGCCTACATCTTGGCCAAGCGGCTTTACACCACGCACACCATCAGGTTTGCAGCACGGCCGCAGGAGCACAACACGCTGATCAGCGCTGGCGACATCATCCGCGTGCAGCTGGCGCGTGATAACACCACCTATGCCAACTCAGTGCATGACTACCTCTACCAGGTAGAGCGCATCACCAAGACGCTGGCGGGTGATGTGAGCTATGAGGCCACACACTTCCCGATCGACGACCAAGGCCGCAGCCTGATCGCATTGGATGTGGCTGCTGCTGTTGGTACCGGCATCATCCTGCCAAGCGGTCGCACCGGCGTGAGCTGTGATGTGAACTCCAGCAGTGACAACACCATCCCGGCTGAGACGTTCACGGCTGCTGATGGCGCTGACCCGCTGGAGCTATCACCAAGCGGCGGCGGGCTGGGCTTTGATGATTCAGCGCCGACTGGCGACACCGGCAATGCTGATGATGGATTAGATGCTTCAGCGTCTTTCCCTCCAAACCCCCTATTCCCGACAGGGGTCACAGCTGGTGTCGGCAGCACCTTGGCCCCATTCACTGGCCCTTACGGCCCGTGCGGCGTCAACCAAACCGAATCAATTACATGGTTCAAGGATGGCACAAAGATTGCAACAGTTACATTCAACACTTCGGGCAATCCCATCAGTGTGGTGGCAGAGCCTGGGCAGGCAATGCCAACGTGGCTCAACAGCACGACACCTGGAATCCTGGCGATCGGCAGCACTCAGACCGGAGTTTATACATCAATCACAAAGTGCTTTAGCGGCGCCACATACGGAAGTTCTACAACAGGCGACAGATCAACTGCCGCCAATCAATACACTTATCTGGACCAGCGGCTGGTTTATGCAGACAACCTTGATGTTAACGTTACATGGAAAACCATGGCGTACTTCAGCTACGGTTCGCCATCTTGGAGCACAGTAGACGGAAGCGTTTATCGCATAGACGAAAATGGCGACGTAGTAGGCAATGGCGTAATTTGGCCTTATCAAGTAGTAACTCCCCCACAGATCAGAACCTACCAAATTTCTGAATTAGTGCCAGGCGTAGGAAGTGTTTTGATCTATGACAGCGATCCGAATGCGCCGCCGTACGCTCCGTAATGGCTACCTTTCCTTCGCTGACGCCTGCCACCCGTGCCTTCACGCCAGGCGAGTATCCGCACACGCCATTCAGCACGTATAGCGGATTCCAGAATCGCGTGCGCCACAGCAATGTGATGCTCAGCAGCTCAGTCCGGCTGAGCTTCATCGCCCTGGCTGAAGCTGACATGCTCAGCATCCTCAGCCATTACCAGGGCCAGTTCGGCAGCTTTGAAAGCTTCACTCTGCCATCCAGTATCTGGAACGGCGTCACCACCATCAGCGACTACCAACTGACGGACTACCGCTGGCGATACACGGAAGCGCCAACCGTAGACGATGTTTACTGCGGACGCTACAACATCGAACTGGCACTGGAAACGGTGCCACCAGATGGAGCCTTTGCCAGTGGCGCTGAACTGGCAGTGATCATCACGCTGGCACCTGGAGCTGCTGTGACCACCAACGGCCTGCAGCAGAGTGTCACACTATCCATTGCTGGCGGCTCAGCTTCTCAAGTCATTGGCGGCGACGGTCTTCAGGAGAGCATCACGATCAGCCTCGTGAGTGGCACGGCTTCTGTGATTGCTGGCGAGGGCACTGCCGACGAGACAAGCTTCTGGAGCGACTGGGCATTTACCAGTAGCGACATTTTCTTGTACGAGCAAGGAGCAGCAACCGAATCGCCTGCGTATTGGATGACGTGGCAAGCCTTGCCCGAAAGCTCTCCGCTGCTATTTGAAGATGCCACCTAGCTATCGCTAAGCTGGAAGCACACTGATTAGACGTTTGCAGTCTTGGCGTTATGGCCGCACCCAACATCAAATCAGGCAGCTCCGTCACGACCGTCACCGGTAAGACGGTTGGCTATGCCGTCACCACCTCGATGGCCGCAGCGCTCAGCAATGGCTCCAGCAGCGGCAAGGTGCTGAAAATCAATTCGGTGTACTGCGCCAACGTGGATGGCGCCGCAGCGGCCGACATCAGTTTGGAGCACTACAACGGCACGACGGGGTTTGCGATCGGCAAGACCATCGCCGTGCCTGCTGACGCCACCCAGGTGCTCGTGACCCGCGAGGCGTACATCTACCTGGAGGAAGGCCACAGCCTCCGCGCCCAAGCCAGCGCTGCCGGTGACCTGGAACTGGTCATCTCCTATGAGGACATCAGCTGATGTTGGGCTTCAACGGTGGCTTGATGGGTGTCAGGCGTGTGCCGACAGCTGGCGCAGCGTCTGGGCTGTGGTTTCAGAACGAGCAGAGCGTGGCACAGCGGGCAGCGATTTGGCCCAGTGTTCAAGCCACAGATCCTGACTTTGCCAGTGTGTCGCTGTTGCTTCACATGGATGGCAGCAACGGCAGCACCACATTTACCGACAGTAGCAGCAATGCGCTGACTGTAACGGCCAACGGTAACGCACAGATCAGCACAGCGCAGAGCAAGTTCGGCGGTGCCAGTGGGTTGTTTGATGGCAGTGGTGACTTCCTATCGTTCCCGTCAATTTCCATTGGCACGTCGGAGGATGTCACCCTTGAGTGCTGGTTCCGTGCCGCAAGCACATCAAACCTGGCACTGTTTGGTGATGCTTCGGGCGACAATGTCCAGACATTTGCAATTCTGTCTGGCATTCTGTACGCATTCTGGAACGGCAACGAAGTTGAAGCTGGTGCTGTCTCGGCTAACACATGGCATCACGGCGCAATCACTAGGCAATCAGGAACGATCCGCATTTTCCTTGATGGCACGCTTGTTGATTCGAGCGCAGGCAACACTAGGGCGCTTCTAATCGATAAAGTCGGCAGGTGTGTAAATAGAAACGACTTTAACGGCTACATTGACGATGCAAGAATCACTAAAGGCGTCGCCCGATATACCGCAAGCTTCACCGCGCCTACTGCGTCATTCCCTGACGCATAACGACTCTCTAGTCCGACACCGCTCCAACCTAGACTGATCTCAACGCAAGTACATCATGGCCAGCCTGATCTACAACTCATTCGTTGATGACATGGCCCGTGGCGCCATCGATCTCGACACCGATACCTTTAAGGTCTTGCTGGTCACCAGCAGTTATGCGCCGGACAAAGATGCTCACCTCAAGCGCTCTGCCGTCACGAATGAAGTGAGTGGCACAGGTTATACCGCCGGTGGTGTGACCACTGCCTGCACAGTCACCAAGGACACCGCCAACGATCGCGTCACCCTTAGCTTTGCCGCTGTGAACTGGGCCAGCAGCACCATCACCGCCAGGGCTGCTGTGATCTACAAATCACGCGGCGGCGCCAGCAGCGCTGATGAGCTGGTCTGCTACGTGGACTTCGGCGCCGATGTTTCGAGCAGCTCTGCAACCTTCAGCCTGGGCGCCAGCGTCATCACGCTGCAGAACTGATGACCACCTTCCCGGCACTGGAGCCGGCCACACGCCGCTACAGCATGGGCGTGTTCCCTGTCACCGAGGAGAAGGGCTTCGGTGGCGGCAGCATCCGCTTCCGGCATGGCACGACCGCCTACAGCCACATCCTTGAACTGAGCTTTGCTGCGCTGACGCAAGCACAGGCCAAGCTGCTGCGCGATCACTACCGCGCGCAGCAGGGCGGCTACATCGCATTCCCGCTCAGCACTGAAGCGTGGGCCGGGCACACCAGCTTCACCGATCTGGTGCCAACCTCTACGCACTGGCGCTACGCCGCACAGCCGCAGGAAGATCACCTATCCGCTGGCTATGTGAACGTCTCGATCAGCCTGATCAGCGTGCCAGCTGTGGTCGCCGCAGCATCTTCCGGTTTGGCCTCCACAGTCACAGCCACCCTGGCCGGTGGTACGGCGTCTAGTCCCTAAACTGGATCTATGGCGATCTCTCCCGGACTCTACAACATCACCCTGCAGCGCAGGGCGGACTATAACGTCACGCT